TGTATTTTGATCATTCCTACTTGCACAAAATCGAAACCGGCGAATTGGCAACTCCGAAGATTGTCCGAGCAATTCGGGAGACCCTTAATCTGGTTGACTCGGAGCAAGACCAGGAAAATTAGAAGGGAGGCAAACCTATGACTTTCGCACAAAAGCTGGCGGAACTGATGAAGGAGAAAGGCGTGACGAACTATCGTCTGGCCAAAGAAACTGGCTCCTCAGCAACTACCGTGGCCAACTGGCTACACGGTGCAGTTCCAGGTGCAGACAAGCTCGGTAAAATCGCTGCCTGTTTAGGGGTGTCCGTAGAAAGCCTGATTCACGATAGTTCGGATGAACCGGAAGAACCAGACCCGGACGAACCGGAAGAACCAGACCCGGACGAACCGGAAGAGATCAAACCCAATCAGGGCGCACTTCAAATCTTTACAAACTCTGATTTCGGTCAGGTGAGGGCGATGGAGATTGACGGAGTACCCTGGTTTGTGGGAAAAGACGTGGCATCGATCCTGGGCTACAGCAACAGTAGAAAAGCCCTGGGCGACCACGTAGACGACGAGGACAAGGGGGTAACAAGTTGTGACACCCCTGGTGGAACCCAAAAACTGACGATCATCAACGAATCCGGCCTTTACTCCCTGATCCTCAGCAGCAAGCTTCCGTCAGCCAAAGAGTTTAAGCGGTGGGTGACATCGGAGGTGTTGCCGCTGATCCGGCGGACAGGGTTCTACAGCCTGTGCGCGGAGGATGACAGTGTGGCACCAATGAGGCTGCTCACTCCGGACGATTATCTGGCCGCCGCCCGTCTGATTGCAAGCTGCAAAAATGACCGGCTCAAAATGGTTGTTAATCTCCTAGCCAAAGGCGGCTGGGAGATTGAGGAGGCCGAACGGGTCACAGCCAGCGTGGATACCTCGGACATCGCAGAGCGGGTGCTGGCGGCAAAGAGCCGATCCGGACTGACCTGGACGCAGATGGGAGAGCGGATGAACATGAGTCCCGCTGTTCTGCGGTCGTATGGATCCGGTTGGCGGTACCCAAAGGCATCCCGGTATGAAACCATTGTGAAAGCGCTGGATGCCCTGTGAATCTAGGATTGCAGGAAAAAAAGACCGCCCACGAAGCAGCAACTTCGCAGGCGGGCAGAGGTGGAAAATGGGAATATGTTTCCACCTCCCATTATAACACGAACGGAGGAAAATACAATGCTGAAAAATGTGAAATTGGAGCGAGCCTATGCGGCTCCCACTCGGATGGAGATCACCATCACGGAGGACGGACAAGCTTATGTGAACATCATGAGCTTGAATGAGGAGGATGCAGGCACCGCCATTACCGCTGCTCTGGTGGGTGTTGCAGATCAGTTGGATTTGCCCATTAGGGCATTGTCCAAGATGGTGAACCGGGAACTGTGGAAGGTCATTGCCGCCCGGAAAATCCTGGGCGTGGCGCAGCAGGTAGCATCGGCAGGTGAACCGGAAAAGGCACGGGTCATCGAGATCGTAGCGCACTGAGGAGAGGAGGGGAAAAGATGCCTAAAGTAAATCTGAACCCCGAACGAGCAGCGGCACAGGAGTTGAATCGGCACATCGCCGCCCGGATGGCCTATTGCGGCTATTCCAAAGAGCAAGCGGCAGAGAAGATCCACATGACCCCACGCACTTTCTACCGGCGTATGGCTACACCCGGTACTTGGGAGCTCAGCGAGCTGCTGAACCTGAATCGAATTCTTGGCCTGAATGAGCCGCTGGCTCAGTGTTTTGGCCTGAGACAAATCAACTAATTGCATAGGAGGCAAACATATGCTGGAAATCAAAGTAACCATTGAAATCCCACAGTTGGCTGGCGCAATTACCCGGCTGGCGGATGCCCTGAGCGGGGTTACGTTCGTCAGGGCCACGAAGGCTGTGGAGGTCGCAGAGGCCCCGGAAATCGTTCCCATGGGCATGATCGGCCCTCAGGAAAACGTCCGGGCAGAGCCCCAGAAGCACCCGACCAAGACCCCTGCGGAGACTGCTCCTGCGCCGGATGCGTCAACTTCCGCCACTGCAAAAGCCATCCCTGTACCAGAGACTGCACCGAATACTGCCGCCCCGAATGCACCAGAAACTGCGGTACCGGTTGCGGAGGAAAGTGCCCCTCAGGAGGTCAAGACCTACAAGTTGGATGACATCGCCAACGCAATGGCAGAACTGATTGACGCCGGGAAGATGTCCGCTTGCATGAAGACTATTCGCAAATACGGCGTTCCCGCCATCAACCTGTTGAAGCAGGATCAGTACCCGGCTTTTGCAGAGGATCTGAAAGCCCTGGGCGCTAAGCTGTAAGAGAGGAGGGAGAACAATGCCAACACCGACTGGTCATGCACGGTGCTCTGCTTCAGCCTCTCACCGGTGGCTTAGCTGCACCGCAGCACCCACCTTTGAGGCACAGTTTCCGGAAACGGAGGTCAGCGTCTACGCCAAGCAAGGCACCCTGGCTCATGAGTTCGCAGAGCTGGAGGCACAGCAGACGTTTCAGCTGATTACTAAGAGCCGCTACAACTCCAGGCGGAAAAAGCTGAGGGAAGATGACCTCTATGACCCGGAGATGGAGAAAACCGCTCGATTTTATGCCGGGTATCTCGCTCAAAAGGCTGAAACCTTGGGCGAAAAGCCCCATGTGGCGTTGGAAGTCAACGTAGATCTGTCTGAGTATGTCCCAGAGGGCTTTGGCCAATGCGACTGCGCTATGATCGCCGGAGATACCTTACACATCACCGACTACAAGCACGGGAAGGGCGTTCCGGTGTCCGCCGTGGACAACAGCCAGATGAGGCTCTATGCCCTGGGAGCACTGAGCCGTTACGCCCTGGCCTATCCGTTGGTGGAAAAGATCTCGATGGCTATTGTGCAGCCTCGGATTACTGAGGAAGTCAGTGAGGAAACTCTGACCGTGGCGGAGCTCTTGGCCTGGGGTAAAGCTATCAAGCCCATCGCCAAAGAGGCGTATGACGGCCCTGGCCAATTTAATCCGGGAGAACACTGCCGCTTCTGCAAAGGGAAGGCACAATGCCGAGCGAGGGCAGAACACTATGCTGGATTTTCTGAGTACATCGGTATGGCGATCATGGGCCGCATAGACGAAACCACCCGTACCCAGCAGAGTGACGAAACCACGCCGAGACCCATGCTTTCCAATGCAGATGTTGCAGACTTGCTGGTACAGGCAGAGGGTCTGGTGGCATGGTACAAGGATTTACAGGATTACGCCTCGTCTGCTTTGCTTGCCGGTGATGAGATTCCCGGTTTTAAGCTGGTGGAAGGCCGCAGCAATCGAGCCTTCACCGACACGGACAAAGCCCTGCAAGCCCTGCGAAACGCCGGGTATGACGAGGCTATGATCTATGACCGGAAGCCAAAAACACTGGCGGAGCTGGAGAAGCTGCTGGGCAAAAAGACCTTCGCAGAACTGCTCTCTGATTATGTGACGAAGCCGAGAGGAAAGCCTACCTTAGTACCATCCTCGGACAAGCGAGAGGCATACAACATCGGCGCAGCAGAGTTCGGAGGTATCAGCAATGGATAACACCATCGTCTATTTCCAATCTGGAAATACCCACTATGGACTGGTGTACCCAGAAGCGCTTCAGATGATTCCCATTACGAAACTCAAAAGGTTGTTTCAGATGATGCTGTCAGACTGGCGCACGGAAGCCAATGCAGAGGCAGTCCGCATGACCCAGGAGACCCTAGAAAACCTTTTGACGGAAAACAAAGCCAAATGGGATGTCGCCTCGGTGGCGTATCAGCGGTGCTATGTGGATCCGGACTACCGCTATGGTGCCGATAAAAAAGCGGCGATGAGAAACAATAAGAAGCTGCTCCAAGCGGTGAAAACAGCAAAGGCAGACTATGAACGTGTTCAAAAGCTTCTGACTTTCTTTGAAGAAAACAGAGCCAAATATCTAAATGACATCATGTAACAAAGGAGAATGAATTATGTATCAAAATGACGCAAAGCGAGTGTTAACCCCTGAGTGCCGCCTATCCTACGCAAACCTGATTACGCCGAAGGCACCGGCGAACAATCCGAGCGCCGATCCGAAGTACAGCGTGACACTGCTGATCCCCAAGTCCACCGGCATCAAGGCCGAACTGGATGCCGCCATGGAAGCCGCCGCACAGGCCGCCGTCAATACCAAGTGGAACGGGGTGAGACCTCCCCATCTGGATTCTGTTGTGCATGACGGGGATGGGGTGCGTCCCTCTGGTGAGCCCTTTGGCCCTGAGTGCAAGGGCTGCTGGGTGCTGACGGCCTCTAGCCGGAACAAGCCTTACGTATGCGGCATGGACAACGTGCGGTGCGAACTTGCCCCCACGGACATTTACAGCGGTATGTACGCACGTGTCAGCATTAACTTCTACGGCTACTTCGCCGCAGGCCGTCGTGGTGTTGGCTGCGGCTTGCGTGGTGTAATGAAAACCCGTGACGGCGAGCCTTTGGGTGGTTCCGTGGTGACGGCCTCTGAGTTTGCCGGAATGGAAGCGGCAGCCGCACCGGCCCAGAGCGGCTACACCGGCCAGATCAATCCGCTGACTGGTCAGCCCATGTAAGGTCTATCGAGCGGGCGGTTGCTCAGCGGCCGCCCGTATGATGAAAACAAGGAGGCGAAATGAACATGAAAACTAGATTTGATTATGCCGATGTGTGGGTTAATGGCCTCGGCGATGCGATTCCCGTCAGCAGCATGGAGACCACTCACCTTTTGAACACTGTTAAGATGTTGGTTCAGAAGCCCGAGCGGGTAATGTCTATCTTGATTTCCGACATCGAGAATGCCTGCTTTTCCGAGGTTGTATGGAGCGTTCATAATCAGTGCGACCGTAAACAATCCCTTCAGAATGTCACCAGTCTATCCGACACCAAGCTGGTGGAGTACGTTAAGGGCACACCCTTATTTGAGTCAATGCTCGTCGAACTGGAACAGCGTGGTGTAAACACAGAAAATGTCCTGCACCTGTGCTCGGGCTCCGGCCTCACCGCCGAGGAGTAAGCCATGGTGCATCATCTGAGCATTGACTTGGAGACCTATTCTGATGCGCCTATCGCCAAGACCGGAGCCCAGCGGTACATAGCTGATCCGTCCTTTGAGATCCTGCTCTTTGCTTACAGCTTGGACGGCGCACCAGTGCAGGTCATCGACCTGGCACAGGGGGAACGGCTCCCGACGGAGCTTGAGACTGCACTGAGCGATCCTAACTACATCAAACACGCCTACAATGCAACGTTTGAGTTTGGCTGTCTCAGCAAGGCTTACAGACCTATGGTGGCAGAGCAGTGGCGATGCACCATGCTCCACAGCCTCTATTGCGGCTATGCGGGTAGTCTGGAGGCCACGGGAAAGGCTATGGGACTGCCTGAGGATAAGCAGAAGCTGAGTACCGGCAAGGCGCTGATCCGCTATTTCTGCGTCCCATGTAAGCCCACTAAAGTCAATGGCGGACGCACCCGCAATCTTCCCCATCACGATCCGGACAAGTGGGAATTGTTCAAAGAGTACAATCGACAGGATGTGGTGACGGAAATGGAGATCGAACGCAGGCTGTCCGCCATTCCCGTTCCGGACTTTGTACAAAAGCAGTGGGAGACAGACTTAGCCATCAATCGACGAGGGGTGGCAGTGGATATGCCCCTGGTGGATGGGGCCTTGCGGATCGGTGATGCCGTGAAAAAGGATCTGATGGAGGAGGCCAGAGCGCTTACCCAGCTGGATAACCCTAACAGTGTGCCGCAGGTTATGAGCTGGCTGAACAAAGCCTCAGAGGACACTACCCTCACCGACCTCCGCAAGGCCACCGTGGCAGAGTTGCTCCACCGGGACGACCTCTCCCCAGAGGTGCAAAGGGTGCTGGAGATCCGTCAGGAACTGGGCAAGACCTCCACCAAGAAATATGATGCCATTGCTGCCTGTGTCTGCGAGGACAACCGAGTGCGAGGGCTGCTCCAGTTTTATGGAGCCAATCGGACAGGCCGCTGGGCCGGGCGGTTGGTGCAGGTGCAGAATTTGCCCAGAACTTACACCCAGGCCATCGATGTGGCACGGCGGTTGGTGCGGGAGGAGAAAGTCGGCGCCCTGCGGATAATCTATGGCTGCGTGCCAGACACGCTTTCCCAGCTGATTCGTACGGCGTTCATAGCTACACCGGGAAATGTACTTATCGATGCGGATTTCTCTGCCATTGAGGCAAGAGTAATCTCCTGGCTGGCCGGTGAGGAGTGGCGGCTGAACGTGTTCCGCACCCACGGCAAGATCTACGAGGCCAGTGCCTCCCAGATGTTCGGGGTGCCGCTGGAAAAGATCAAGAAGGGAAATCCAGAGTACGCTCTGCGTGCAAAGGGCAAGGTTGCAGAGCTGGCTCTGGGCTACCAGGGGAGCACTGGCGCTCTTATTACGATGGGAGCCTTGAGCATGGGCCTCACCGAGGAGGAGCTACCGGAAATTGTGGAGCGGTGGAGAACCGCCAATCGAAACATTGTATCCCTCTGGTGGGAGATGAACGATGCCGCCCTTCATGTGATCACCCAGGGCGGTGTAAGGAGGGTACGATATGTCACCCTTGCCCGGGAATATGACAGCCTCCAGGGCAGAAACCTGCTGACCATCACACTTCCCTCCGGGCGAAAGCTTTATTATGTAGATCCTCAGCTGGGGAAGAACCGCTTCGGTGGGGATTCTATCACCTATCTGGGGGTGGATCAGGGCACCAAGAAATGGAAACAGATTGAGACCTACGGCGGGAAGTTGGTGGAGAACTGCGTCCAGGCCATTGCCCGGGATGCTTTGGCAGAGGCCATCGAGCACCTGGAAGAGGCGGGTTTTCCCATCGTGTTTCACATCCATGATGAGGTGGTCATTGACATTAAGCCCTTTGCCAATGACCGGGAAATGTTGAGAGCAGTGACTGACATCATGACAAAGCCCATTCCCTGGGCACCTGGGCTGCCCCTGGGTGCTGATGGATGGGTGGGAGACTTTTTCACAAAGGATTAAGGAGGTCTGAGTGTTACCTTTACCAAAAGAAAAATTCAGTGTAATCTACGCAGACCCTCCGTGGAGGTATCGAGACAAGGGGTGCGAAGGAAACGCTGCTAGTCACTACCCTACCATGAGTATACAAGAATTGTGCGCCTTACCAGTGCAGGACATTGCGGCGAAAGACTGCACACTGTTCCTTTGGGCTACATACCCGACCATAAAAGACGCTTTGACCCTGATTGAAGCGTGGGGGTTCCAGTATAAGACCCTGGGCTTCCAGTGGGTCAAGCTTAACAAAAGCGGAAAGGGTCATTTCTTTGGTCTGGGGCACTGGACTCGTGGGAATACAGAGCCTTGTCTTATTGCGGTAAAAGGCAAACCCAAGAGGGCTAGTAACAAGGTAAGTCAGCTTGCTTTTTCTCCTGTCCGGGAACACTCCAGAAAGCCCGATGAGGTTCGTAGCCGCATCGAGGAGCTTATGGGGGGGACAACTCTTTCATAGAGCTATTTGCCCGGACAACGACTCCCGGATGGACAGCTTGGGGCGCTGAAATCAACAAATTTTCAAAGGAGGACGATACGAATGAAAATCATAGACGCAAACGTGGTAATTATCACGCCCATTGACAACAAGGCGTTGCTTAGGAGGATTGAGGAGTGTGGCCGGGTGTGCTACAAATCCGAGGACAGAATTACAGATACTTCCGCCGCTGCTTTTGTGGGAAGTCTCATCCAGCGAGGACATGAGGCCGTTTTGGAGCACGGCTCCTTCACGGTGAAATTCACAGTGGATCGTGGTGTCTCCCATGAGATCGTGAGACACCGATTGGCATCTTATTGTCAGGAGAGCACCCGGTATTGTAACTATGGAAAAGGCAAGTTTGGCAGCGAAATCACAGTGATTCAGCCCTGCTACCTGCCTGAGAGTTCTCCCGCTTATGCAACTTGGCACAGGGCTTGCCAGGTTGCAGAAAATGCCTATTTCTCCCTGCTGGCCTGGGGATGCACACCCCAGGAGGCTCGGTCGGTTCTTCCCAATAGCCTAAAAACCGAGGTCATGATGACCGCCAACATCCGGGAGTGGCGGCATTTCCTGCGGCTCCGCTGTTCTTCTGCCGCACACCCTCAGATGCGAGAGGTGGCACTGAAGCTGCTGGAGACATGCGAAGTCCAGATGCCGGAGCTATTTTGGGATATTCGGGAGGAGCTAAAGTGAACGGCCTAATCATCGATTGCTTTGCCGGAGGCGGAGGAGCCAGTAAAGGTATTGAAATGGCACTTGGCCACCCAGTTGATATTGCAATCAACCACGACCCAGAGGCTATCCGCATCCACAAGGCGAACCACCCACATACGCTACACCTGACGGAGGATATTTTTACCGTTGACCTTCAGAAGTATGTGGCCGGGCGCAAGGTATCCTTGATGTGGGCCTCTCCGGACTGCACCAGTCACTCTAAAGCAAAGGGCGGACAGCCTCGGAACCGTGGATTGCGGATCCTTCCTTGGGCTGTACATATGCACGCAGAGTGCATAAAGCCGGAGGTTATCATCATGGAAAATGTGGAGGAGATCCAGCAGTGGGGGCCTCTGGATAACAACGGGAGACCCATTAAGGAGCGGGCCGGTGAGGACTACAACAAGTTTATTTCCGCCATGCAGGCTCTGGGGTATTCTTTTGATTGCCGTGAGCTGATTGCTGCTGATTATGGTGCGCCAACTACAAGGAAAAGGTGGTATGCCGTTTTTAGGCTCGATAAAAAGCCAATCATCTGGCCCGAGGCCACCCACAGCAAGGACGGAGCCCCGGGCAAAGAGAAATGGCTGTCCTGCGGCGATCTGATTGATTGGTCTGACTTGGGTAAGTCCATCTTCGGCCGGAAAAAGCCACTGGCAGAGACCACCATGCGACGCATTGCCAATGGTTTCCGAAAGTATGTTGTGGAAAACCCGCACCCCTATGTGGTGAACAACAAGGAGGCTGTTGCTTTCCTCATCCAGTACCACGGCGAGACAAAAGAGGGGGATGCCCGGGGCCAACTCTTGACGGAGCCGATTAAAACTATCGACACCAGCAACCGCTATGCCTTGGTCACCGCCTTTATCACAAAGTTTTACAAAACTGGCGTGGGCCAGAGTTGCGAAGAGTCTTTGCACACCATCACAACCTCTCCAGGACATTTTGGCCTTGTGTCCGCTTTCATCATCAAATACTATGGCACTGGCGGCGGCCAGCCTTTGGACGAGCCGCTGGCAACCATCACCACCAAAGACCGCTTCGGCCTGGTGAGTACGGTGATAGAGATTGACGGTGAAAAATGTATCCTAAAGGACATTTTCCTGCGGATGTTAAAAGCAGAGCCGGAACTGAAGACCATGCAAGGCTTCCCGGCTGACTACATCATTGCCCACGACTCTGAAAATAAGCCCTACCCCAAGAAAGAGCAGGTGGCCCGTATTGGAAACAGTGTGGTGCCCATTATGGCCAAAGTCCTGGTGCAGGCGAATTGTCCTTATCTTATCAGAAAGAAGGTAAACTAATGGATCGAGAAGAATGCTTGAGCCGGGCGAAGGAATGCGTCTGCGGCGAGCGTGAACAGGACTACGGTACGCCGGAGAACAACTTCCGGCTGATCGCTACTCTGTGGAGTGCCTATACCGGGCAAAGCTACACCCCCGTTGACGTGGCGATGATGATGTCACTCCTCAAAATAGCTCGGATCAAATCCGGCACTGGCACGGAGGATAGCTTTGTTGATCTGGCTGGGTATGCCGCCTGCGGCGCAGAGATCGCAGGTGGGCAGGGCGAAGTCGAAACACATATCGAATTTTTGTAATGCGCTAAGCAGAATATTGGGAGGTGAAACGATATGATTTGTCCCATTTGTGAGGCCAGCGAGACTCAGGTAACCAACACTGTGGATCTCGGATTTGAGCGATTCCGCCGGCTCCGGTGTAAAGACCCGGAGTGCAACGCAGTCACGTTTTCCAGAGAGACGGAGTGCTCCGAAGAGGAGTACCTTGCCGCTCGTGTAAAGAAGATGCAGAAGCGAAAGGCAACCCGGGAGAACAGGAGGGCTTATGGAAGTGATTATGGAAGTGATTAGGATCGTGGTTATTGTGGTATCGGCTCTGGTAGGGCTGAGCGCCACGGCGGTTGTGCTGGCAGCATTGATTGGAGGGGATGACGATGACTGAGAAGGAGCTTTTGAAAGCGTGCCCACTGCTGGTGCAATGCGATACGAACCCATCTTTGACAGTTCCGGGTCAAAGTTGGACTAGGACATATCTGCTTCGGTGCCAAGGGGGCAAGTGCGCTGCGTACAACAATGGGCATTGCGCAAAGTTTGATACCGATGTGAAAATTTCCGACGCAAAAGCCTATGATTCAGAGTGAGCGGAGGACAGTGACGGTGACCATGATTAAGAAATACCGGATTAACAATCTCACTTTCTGGGCATTTGAGAAGGATGGTGCGATTCTCCCCGCGGCTAACTTGCAAGACGCCATCCGAGGGGTCATGTCTACGCAATTGAGCCTGAGTATTTTTGCCGAACTCCTTTTCGGTGGCCTCGACCACGTAGAGGTAGAGGAGGTAAACGACGAGGATGAGACGGCGAATGATGAGGGTGATTCTCAATGAGCCTGTGTAATTGCCCTACCTGCGGTGCCACTCTGACCCTGGAAATCGTTGACGGCTGGGCGATGGCGATCTGTACCAAGTGCAGTTATCGGCGCCCCAGAGAGGACGCACTGAGGGAAGTAGATGATTGGAGAGGAGGACATCATGAAAGCATATAAGGCGTGGGATGCGAAAAGCTACGAAGGGACATCGACCATCGTATTTGCCGAATCCGCAGGAGCCGCCAAGGCCATCGCCGCCAGAACAGACGCCTGCGAGGACGCAGAATTTACCAACATCCGGGTGCAGCGAATTCCGGAAATGGACGCCCACTACCGTGGTGCATGCGAAACTGACTGGTATAACCCAGCGGACAGAAAGGCCCTGGTTGCCCTCGGCTGGGCGTGCTATGAGACATCCAGCGAGTGCGACACGTGCCCGGAAAAGCCAAATTGCAGTATTTGGATGATGACTACTTTGGACAGGAGTGAGTAATTTAGAAATTATGAATAGACAGGAAATTACGGCGGAACTTTCCGATCTACTGGAAAAATACCTTGACCCGCACCACGACCTGCGCATCTACTGGTCGCACGAAGTGACC